TTGGGATTGGAAAAAGTGGAAGGCTTACAACATTGGTAGTTGACAGCTAGGGCAGGCTATGGTATACTTCTCTTGTGGGACGAAACCCACAAACAACCGAAAGAGGGTAGGACAATGACCGCAAGTGCAGACGCGAAGATGTCCGAGAAGGAAGCGAAGGCAGAGGCACTCAAGGCTCGCAGTGAAGAGATTGCTGCGGAAGAGAAGGCAGCGAATGAAGGCCGCGAAGGCAAGGGCACTCGGGTTTTCATTTCCATGAGCCGTGGTCGTAATCCAGTAAAGGTTCGATACGAGGCTTTCGACGAATCTCTCCCGGACACTCTGCCAAAAACGATTTCCGAGTTTATGGAAATCACGAAAGTAGAAGATGAACCGACAATCATGGGATATCTGATTGACGGTTACAATTCCGCAAACTACACTGCGGCGAGTGACCCCGTGGCTGAGTTTGTGGAAGCCACTTGGCCGGAAGAGGTCCAGAAAGCTTTCCGTTTGGTTGTTCGCCAGTATTCAACCAACGCGAAGGTTTCCATCGAGGATGCCGTGGCTCTTATCAAGCCGGGTATCGAAGCGAGCCAAAAGAAGTAAAGGCTCGGCGGAAAGAGAAGGACCAGAGTATAAAAGACTCTGGTCCTTTTTTCTTTTTATGCCTCAGCATAGTAACCGGCAGGGACTGTGCGAAAGTGAATCTTCGTCGCATAGCTCATTTCAACTGAGACTGCACCATGTGCGCGAACGACTGGAATAAATTGGCTAGAGATTTCATTGTTGTGTATTACGGATGGCTGCCGAATCATGGAATAGATAGCCGGAATTGTTCCACACATAGAACAATGGAATCTTTTCGCATGATTGAGGTGATTGCAGATTGAGCACTCGTAGAAATTCATTTTGGATTCTCCTGTGCTCGGCGTAATTGCCGATGCCGCAATGATTACACAACCTGCCTGCACTGTCAATAACTACATATAGTAATACCCCCGTATCAGCCCCAATAGATTGATGGTTCCGAAGGCGTTACAGTGCGGACTATTGACCTTACACCGAAAAAATTTAATTAAAATCACTCGCACTGAAAGATTTATAATAGAATTCTCTAGAATAAAAAATAAAAAATAAAAGAACTCTGAAACCTTCAGAACTTCAGCTTCGCTGGCAGAAACATTAAGGAAATCTGCTTGACTTTCTGAACATTTCGTGGTATGATGTTCCGGAAGGCTCGGGGTCGGTAGAAAATAAGGAAAACAATGATATTATCTGATAAAGCAGCCGCAGCACGTCTCGGCAGCTCGAACAATCTAATGAATAGATTAAGTGAACTTAAAAGCACTCGTAAGAACGCTATGTCTTTATTCGTCCCGTCTTCGACGCGCAAGGAATCTGCGAAGCAAGAAGAAAAGAAAGAATTAAAGTTTAATCCATTCGCGACGGCTTCGCCGAGTTCAGCGAATGATGATGAGAAAGAACAAAACGATTCTATTGTTCCTGTTAATCCTACTGTTGTTCCTAATCCCGCTGCTGTTCCCAAGATTGAAGATCTTGTAACTAACTCAGACGAACAAGTTCGTTTAGGGTTAGCTCATGATAAAGCTTTATCAGTCTTAACAAAGACTTTGATCACACTCGATGATAAGGTTGGAGAACTACATCCAAGTAAATTGCCTTCAGCTATTATAGCAACGGCTAAAGTAGTTGAATCTATTAGACGAGAAAGATTGGAAGCCGCAAAGCAAGGCGGGCGTGACCGTGAAGTCCATTACCATTTCTATACTCCACAGCAGAGAAAGATTTCTGATTACGAGATAATCGAAGTGCAGGCAGAGGCAGTTCCGTAAGGAGAAAAGAATGTCTGTATTTGCTTCTTTGAATGGAGTTCCATTAGCTTTACAATCCGCAGCCACTACCGGCAACGGTGATATTGTGGCTGTTCCTGTTTCTGTTAAAAGTAATGTTCTTGTTATTAAAGGATCTTCTGGAGTTGCTTCTGGGGCAGTTCAAGTAGAAGCCGCAGATGACCCAACATATGCTTCCACTTGGCAACAGATTGGTGGAGGTCCAGTAACTGTATTAGCTGATACTGAATTGATGGTTACTTGGACAGATAGATATCCATTCGTTAGAGCTAGAGTTTCAACAGTTATTGCAGGTGGAACTGTAACCTGCTCTTACTTTGGTTCACATTAATGAAGAAGATATTATTCGTTTGGCTTGGTTTATTAACAGTTTTAGTTGCTGTATTAGCAGCACAAGGAAGTGGTAATCCATCACAATTAAGAGTTCTATTAGATGCTACAGGAGCACTGTATACATCTGTAGTTGCCCAGACTCTTCCTCTTTCTCAGCCAATCACTTTCAATCAAGCTAGATTAAGAACAGATGCAACGGGTGCATTAGTTACTGCTAGTGCAAGCGGAGCTACTGCTGGAAGCATTTCAACTCGTAGAACTGGATTTATTCAAGCAGATCCTTCTACGAATTTCACAATCGCAGCCGGTGAGATCGTTGGAATTCAGGGATGCACCGGAACAGGTGCGAATGCTGATGTTTCAACAACCTCAACAATCTTTACTAACTTCTTAACAACTACATCAATTGATTCTAGTGCTAGTATGTTATGTAATGCTTGGGCATGGCCTGATCATCTGCCCACATTCATAATGAAGTTTAAGACTGGTCCAAGCAATGCAGTAATGAGGCTTTGGGCTGGTTGGACTAATGCTGGAGCTATTTCAACTTTAAATACAGATGATCCATCTACTGCTAACGTAAAGATGATTGCGTTCAGGTTCGCAACAACTCCTGATACACAATTCGTGGGCTACGTCAGCACCGGCTCTGGTAGTTTAAAGACAGTTTCTTCTAACGTAAATGCTATTGCAGTTAGCACAGAATATCTATTAAAGATTGTAGTCAATTCAACTTCAAGCGTTTCGTTTACAATCAATGGTGGCACTGCTCAAACAGTCACCACGAATATTCCGAACGGTTCAGGACTTAAACCTTTCTTTGCCATCATCACTAATGAAACGGTTCAGAAGCGTTTAGACTTCTCCAGATTCTACGTGGAAGCTAATTAAAGTTTATAATGCACGTATCCTGGGATATCAATTTCGCAACTCTCGCCACTAGTATTCCAATGTTAATCATGATGATTAAGATGTATGGAGATTGGACAGTGATTAAGGATCGTATCGATGCGATGTGGTTTGATTACTGTAAAGAACACAACATCCCATTCGAGAATGGAAAGCGATGAAAAAGTTTCCTTTTGTTGTTCTTGCTCTCGCTCTCTGTGCGCCAAATATTCTTCTCGCACAAACTGTTAATAAGACTTTAGGTTGGAATCAGGGAGAACCTTTAGCACAGGTTCAAGGATTTGTTTACACAGTAAAGATTGATACAGGAACTCCTACAGTTACTATTGCTACATGCGTTGCAGCCGTTCCTCCAGCAACGGGAACTAAATGCACTACTCCTATTTCTTTTCCTGCTGGTCCTCATACGATTACGTTAACTGCTGATAACGGCTTCGGAACAGGAACTGGAACTCTTTCTGGTGTTCCTGCACAGAATCCAACGAATGTGATTCTAATCGTAACTTACACCGGCCCGTAGCAAGGAGTTAGAATGATTTCTTTAATTCTCACCATTGCCGCTGTCGGATTCATTGTCTATATGATTATAACTTATATTCCTATGGCAGATCCCTTTAAGAAGATTATCATTGCATTAGCTGCTATTCTTATCGTTCTTTATCTTGTTCAGATATTTGGGTTCGATATTCCTTTACCGCATCGACGATAAACTTAATCAACATTCAGTGCCTATCTCCATAAGCAACGGCATCGTTTCTTCCGATCCTGGCAATGGATTGTATGAAGATTTTCTTCGTGAGAAGAACATTAAACCTCACGAAGTACAGGAAGAACTTCTAAGGCTTCCCGATGAAGTATTTGAAGCTCTTTACGGTGGTGCTGCTTACGGTGGTAAGTCTTGGATTCTCACTCTATTACCTTTGTTTCGTGGCTTTTATAAGTTTCGAGGTTATAAAGGAATTATACTACGAAACAAGTTCCCAGATCTTGAAAGAGAAATAATTCGATTAAGTAAAGAATATTATCCTAAAACAGGAGCAAAGTACAATGAACAAAAGCATAGTTGGGAATGGCCTGATTACAATTCTTATCAAGACTTTGGCCACGTTCAACACGCTGGCGATATTACTATGTATGACTCTTCGCAGTATAACTATTGTGCTTTTGATGAAACCACCCACTTTTCTACATATCCTTATCACTACATGGTTGGGTCTCGAGTTCGTCCTTCTAGTTCTTTTAATATCGCAATTGTAAGAAATGGTTCTAATCCAGGCGGGATTGGTCAAACCTGGGTTTACAAAAGATTTGTTGAGCCATATGAAGACGGCCGAAGAATTATTAAAGATCCTGTTACTAACTTGCTTAGAATTTTTATTCCAGCAAAAGCTGAGGACAATCCATATGGAATGGAATATGATCCTAACTACGTTAAGAAGCTAGAGATTCTAAGAGTTGTCAGTGAGGCAGATTATAAAGCAAAACGATACGGTGATTGGCATGCATTTAAAGGATCAGTATTTACGACGTTTAGACCAATACGGATGCCTGGTGAACCAGATAACGCATTGCATGTTATTGAACCGTTTGACATCCCCAGCTTCTGGCCCCGTTTGTTGTCAATTGACTGGGGAAAGCGAGCAATGTGCTATGCAATGTGGGGAGCAATTGCACCAAACGGAAAAGTATATGTTTATAGAGAACGGGCATGGCATGGTAGAGATATCCCCTTTTGGGCATCAGAAATCAGAATGATTCACGATGAATCTGGTGAGTTGCCTGTGCATACGGTTCTTTGCGGCAGCGCATGGCAGCAAAGAGGTTCGGAAAGCATTGCTGAAGAGTTCCAGCAGTATTCTGATTTAGTTCCTACAAGTTCTGCTAATACACCTGGTTCTCGTGTTGCTGGATTACAGACTATACATGATTTCTTACGATGGGAAAAGAGAACAGTATTAAAATCTAAAGCTGAATTTTACGATATGCAAAAGGCTCAAGAGATCTATAGGAATTACGGACCTGCTGCTTTAACTGAATACAAGAAGCAATTCATGGATGAACCTGATGAAAATAACCTTCCTGTTCTACAGATCTTCAAGACTTGTAAGATTCTTATTGAAACTATCCCGATGGCAATTTACGATGAGAAGAAGATTGAAGACGTCGCTGAATTTGAAGGAGATGATCCTTTAGATGATCTCCGATACTTTGTTCGCGCTGCTAAATTGTTTCTTCTAGGTGAAATTGGGAACTTGA